TCGAGGGCCATGCTGCAAAGCGTGGTCCTTTTGTTTTGCAGAAAAAAAGAAAGGCGGTGGTATTGTGACAAAAAGGCAGGAAAAATTCTGTGTTGAGTTTGTACGTTGTGGCAATGCCACAGAAGCCTACAAAGCCGCAGGATATACGACACAGAGTGATAATGCTGCGGCGGTAAATGCGTCAAAAATGCTAAGAAATACTAAGGTTCAAGACAAAATCAGGGAACTTTCACAAAAAGCGAACGAGGGGAAGATCATGAACGCAACGGAGAGGAGAGAGGTTTTGTCTGAGATTGTTCGGAGTAATGCCGAAAGCACACAGGACAGAATCAGGGCTCTTGACGTTATGAACAAAATGGATGGCCTATATATCCAAAAAACACAGCTTGCCGGTGCAGATGGAGGGCCGCTCGTCTTTGCTTGGGAGGGCGGCGGCGATGGCAAATAAAATCGTTATCCCGTATAAGCCAAGGCCGATATGGGAAAAGGTCCTTCATCCAGCGTTGGAGTCGCATAGATTCGCGGTGCTTGTCTGCCACAGAAGATTTGGCAAGACCGTTGGGGCGGTCAACCACATGCTCAAAATGGCTCTCATTTGCAAGCGGACGGCACCGCGTTTCGCTTATGTGGCCCCGTTCAGAAATCAGGCCAAGCTCATTGCTTGGGAATATCTGAAGCATTACGCCTCCGTGATACCCGGCCACAAGATAAACGAGAGCGAGCTCTATATTGAGCTTCCCTCCGTTCATCCCGGCTGGGCTGGGGCGAGGCTTTACATTATCGGCGCGGATCATCCCGACGCGCTGCGCGGCGGCTATTGGGACGGCGTGGTCCTTGACGAATATGCGCAAATCAAGCGCGAACTTTGGGACGAGGTAATCAGGCCGTCGCTCGCTGATCGTGAAGGCTGGGCCGTCTTCATCGGAACGCCGAAAGGAATGAATCAGTTTCACGAAATCTTTCAGCGGGCGGAGCATGAGGAAACATGGTATTCCTGCATTTACCGGGTAGACGAGAGCGGCGTCCTTCCGCAGGAAGAAATCGACGACATGATGCGGGACATGACGGACCTCGCAATCAGGCAAGAGCTCTATTGTGATTTCTCGGCGTCTGCCTCGGATATCGTGATTCCGATTGACCTTGTGACAGAATCCGCAAAGCGAAAGATTTTGGAGCAGCAGGTCGCCGGGCAGCCGGTGATTCTCGGTGTGGACGTCGCGAGGTTCGGGGACGATTCGACGGTCATATCCGCCCGAAAGGGACTATGGGGAAAATGGCAGCGGAGTTTTCGTGGGCTTGATACGCAGGACGCGGCGGGAAAAGTAATCGAGGCAATAAACCAAGAGAAGCCCGACGCCGTATTTATCGACGCGGGGGCGATGGGCGCGGGCGTCGTAGACACCTGCAATCATCTTGGGTACAACGTGACGGAGGTTAATTTCGGGGGTGCTTCCTCCGAGGACCGGTACATGAACAAACGCGCCGAAATGTATTTCCTCCTCAAAGCATGGATGGAGGCGGGCGGGGCTATCCCGGACATTCCTGCGCTGAAGTCTGAGCTTTCCGTCGTGGAATACAGGTTCACGCCTTCGGGCAAAATCCAGCTCGAAGCGAAGGAACGAGTCAAAGAGAAGATAGGCAAGAGCCCGGACCTCGCGGATTCGTTTGCGTTGACCTTTGCTTTTCCGGTAATGCCGCGTGATGCAATCAACACAAGAAAGCTGGCGCGATGCAATACAAGTTATAAACCATTCTGAGAGAGGAGCGATATTCTATGTGCAGTGGTGGCGGCGGCGGCTCCCGCGTGGAGTACGTTTATCAAAAAGCTGATCCGGCCCCGACGCAAGCAGGCGTTTCTGATGTTTCCCATTCTGCGAGTGCGGAGCGGGCGGCAGTAGAAAAAGAGCGTCGCAAGAAAGGACAGCGGGCCAATACGCTTGCGACAGACAGGTCTACAATCCTCGGCGCGATTGAGAATGCCGGTGGAATTGCAAACATGATCGGTCAGCGGCCCACGCTTGGGTAGGGAGGTTCGTTGAATGGCAGGAGCGAGAATGCCGCCCATTATCAAGGCGGCGGACGGTGCAAAACAAATCGGGCTGACGCGGAGAGAGTGCAACGAAATCATAGGGGCGCTCAAAAATAAGCGTGTACCTTACCTCGACCGCTGGCGGGCTATCCGGGATTATGAGCTCCCGTTCACGGGTGAGCTGGACGAAATGCCGGACGAACATGAGCAGGCCCGCCGTCACGACGACCATATTTATAATGGGGCGGCGTGGGCGAGCAATCAGGTTTTCGCGGCTGGCATTATGTCAGGCCTCACGCCTCAGTCTCGGCAATGGTTCCGCCTGAGTTTTGCGAACAAGGAAATTCAAGACATGACCGGCGCAGGGAAACTCCTTGACGACCGGCTCGACATTTTGAACGACGTCCTGAACAAGAGCAATTTTTACAATGCTATCCATGCGTGTTATCTCGAATTGGCTTATGGTCAGGCCCCGCTCGGCGTTTTCCCGTCAGCGGAGACCGGCGTACATTTCATCCCGTTTACTATCGGCAGCTATTTCCTCGACGTGGACGCGGACGGAATGGTGAACACATTCGCCCGGGAATACTACATGACGCTTCAGCAATTGGCTGATAAATTCGGGCTTGATAATCTCCCTCGTCATTTGCGCGTGCAATATGAGAATGAGATTGCTAAGTCCGAACGCCATAAATTGTATTGGCTGGTCATGCCTAACAGATCATACGAGGACGGCAAAATCGACAAGTACCACTTGCCCTATGTTTCCGTGTATTGGCTGGAATCGAGCCAAGATAACGAGTGGCTGGACGTCGGCGGGTTCCATGAGTTCCCGGTCCCGACGGGGAGATATCTCGTAACCGGTGGGGCGGCCTACGGCAAAGGCCCCGGCTGGTTCGCGGAGGGCGACAGTAAAGGCTTGCAGCTCTTGGAGCAGGACTATCTCACAGCGGTTGAATTGGGCGTGAAGCCGCCCGTGCAGAGTGACGCGAATACCGCGCTCAAAGGAATCAACTTGATTCCGGGCGGTAACACGATCACGGCGAATGGAAACGCAGTAACGCCGTTATTCCAAGTCAATCTTGCACTCGACCATTTACAGGGCAAGATTCAGGAATTGACAGACCGGATCAAGAGAGCCTATGCAGCAGACCTTTTCCTTATGCTGGATTCCATGACGCAGACCATGACGGCCCGTGAGGTCATGGAAAGGACACAGGAGAAAATGCAGCAATTGGGGCCGGTGGTCCAGCGTATGCAGTTTGAATTTCTCAGCAAAATTATTGAGAGGGTGTACGCAATCCTTGACAGGGCGCATGTATTCCCGGAGCCCGAGGACGCCGAGCTCTCTCAAATGCTTGCACAGCAGGAAATTCAAATCGAATACATAAGCCCATTGGCACAAGCGCAAAAGCTTTCCGGCCTTGTCAATATCGAGCAAGCGGTTTCCTTCACGGCTCAGGTTGCGCAGTTCGATCCTGCCGCGCTGGATAAGCTGAACTTCCCGGCGACGGTAGACCGCTATTGCGACATGCTGGGAGCTCCGGCGGCAATCCGCAGGACTGAGGACGAATTTGAACAGATTCAGAAACAGAAAGCGGAAGCGGCGGCAGCACAGCAACAGCAAGCGCAAGCGGCGGCGGCAGTTCAAATGGCCGTTCCTGCGACGGTGGCGGCGAAGAACGCAACGGAGGCCGCGAATGACGGCAATCCGGCATTGGCCCAAATGCTCGGAATGGACCGTCTCGGGCTTGGAGGTAGATTATGACGACAGCGGATAAGATACAGGCGCAGAGAGTGGAACACCTCCGGGAGGAGGAAGCACGGCGCGACGAAGCTTCCCTTCGTTATCTTCTATCCGACGAACGCGGGCGCTGGTTCATTTCCCGCATGTTGGAGCGGTGCCATGTTTACGGCTTGGCCGGAGGAGACATGAGCCAAATCCTGCTCTTTGAGGGAGAGCGGCGCGTGGGTGTAGAACTTCACGACAACCTGCGCATGCTGGCGGCTCTTGACGAGACCGGTCAATGCTATGAGGAAATTCACAAAGGCGAGCGCGAATACGGCGCTTTTCTTGCGAGGTACAAGAGGAAGGAGAATTGATATGTTTATCAACTATGATTTGCAGCTTTTCGGTGAGGAAGGCGGCGCTGACAATGCGGGCGCTGCTGAAGCTCCTGCGGCGGATAACGTCGGCGGAGAGCCTGCGGCCCCGGCCATGGATGGCGGGGAAAATACTCAGGACAAGCCTGAAGCGAGCGACAAGCCCGGGACGCTTCTCGGCGGAAAGGAGGAGGAAGCAGCTTGGGACTTCCGAGGCGTGGTGCCTGAAGGCATGCAGTATGACGAGGCGTCTGCTTCGGCATATTCCGCCATAGCTAAGGAAGCCGGGCTGACCGGCGAGCAGGCGCAAAAGCTGGCCGCTTATGGCATGCAATATGCCAAGGACGGAATAGCGGCTATGCAAAAAGCCTATGAAGCAACGGTTTCCGGGTGGGCTGAGACCGCGAAGACGGAGCTCGGCTCAGAGTTTGACGCCACAGTGAAACGTGCGGGAACAGGTATTGAGGCGTTGGAGCGTTCCGTACCCGGACTCCGGGCAGCACTCAACGAGACCGGCGCGGGAAACCGTGTCGAACTTGTGAGGGCATTCGCGCTGATCGGCGAGCTGGTCGGCGAAGATACTTTCCGAGGATTCGGAGCGGCAGGAGGCAAATCCTCTCCGCTCTATCCGAACACTAATTTCAACGAATATTGATTGGAGGAATGAAAAATGGCAGTACTTGGCAGCGAGGCGCTGACGCTTTCTGATCTGAAGAAACGCCTCGATCCTAACGGCAACATTGCTTACATTGTCGAAGCTTTGGAGCAGAGCAATCCGATTCTCCGGGATATCCCGTGGATTGAAGGTAACTTGAAAACGGGTAACGTGACAACCGTCCGCACGATGGTCCCGACGCCTTCGGTTCGTATGATCAACAAGGGCGTTTCCCGTGGTAAATCCCGCACGAAACAAGTCAACGATACCTGCATGATTCTTGAGGACCGCAGCGTCGTTGATATTGAACTTCTCGCGTTGCAGAAGGACAAAGAGGCTTTCCGCCGCAGTGAAGACGCTGCATTTATGCAGGGCTTCAGTAACTATTTGGCGGAACAGACTTTCTACGGCGACAGCGCCAATGTTCCGGGCACGTTCAACGGCCTTTCCATTCGTTACAACGAATATGAGGGCGCGTCCTCGGTTCGCGGCGATGCGGCTTATCAGGTCCTTTCCGCTGGCACGCCGGGCACGAATACCAATACGACCGCTTTCTTCGTCGGCTGGGGCAACAAGAATACCGTCGGCATTTACCCGGAGGGCACGGTCGCCGGTTTGAAAATGCGTGACCTCGGTGAGAAGACCGTCACGGACAACGATTCTCTCGAATATCAGGCCCTTTGCACGTTGTTTACTTGGAAAGCTGGCCTTGCGGTGCAGAATATCCGCTCGAATGCGCTTCTCCGCAATATCGACGTTTCCAGCTTGAAGGGCATGAGCTCCGCGCAGAAACTCGCTCTGATGGACGCGCTGACCATTACGAAGAATCGTATTCAGAATCTGGAATCCGGCGACAAGAAGGTCCACCTGTACGTCTCCGGCAGCCTGTATGATTTCTTTGAGACGTACATGAACGACAAAAATAATGTGTTCGTGACGCAGCAGACTCTCATGAATCAGATGCCGCAGCTGTACTTCAAGGGGATTCCGGTTTCCAAGTGCGACGCGATTTCCGAAACTGAGTCTGCCTGCGGTCAGGCTTCTTAATAAGGGAGGGGAAAATACCATGATTTATGATCGTCAGAATATGTTTTTCAAGGATCAGGCTTTGAGCGCAACCACGCTCACGAGCGATGTCATTGATTATGGCGAAGGCGAGGCCAACGATCCTCCGAAGCTGGTTGCTGAGGTTACCCGTGACGCTGGCGCTGGCGATATCGAGGTCACGCTTCAGACCTGCGACGAGCCGACGTTTGCAAGCCCGACGGTGAGCTTCATCAAGAAGTCTCCGACGTTCAGCACGTCCTTTGCGCTGGCAGGATATCCCGGCCCGGTTGTCTCGGCTCCGCTGCCGCGCGGAAACAAGCGCTATCTCCGCACGAAGGTTGTGTCTACGTTCACCGACGGCAAAATGACGGTGGGGCTTGTCAACGACGACGATATCCCTTGGAATCAGAAATAATTTCCTTAGAGGCGGGGCTTCCCGCCTCTTTTCATGTGCCCGAGGGATTTCTTCGGACGCATGAAAAAAGGAGGGAGGCTGAATTATGACTTCGACAGACATTTGTAATCTTGCGCTTGCCTATCTCGCAAAGGGGAGAATCATTTCCCTGAGTCAGGACACCGAGGAAGCGCGTCAATGTGCTATGCACTATGACCATTGCCGCAGGCTGCTCCTCCGCTCGTATCGTTGGGGATTTGCCCGCAGGACGG